AGCCATTTCATAGTTACTCGATCTGATGTACCAAGCGTTAAAAATACATTTGCAGTCATGATTACAGACCCTGGCGTTGTCGCATTTTCTCTTGATGCAATAGTCACCCAGCTTGTAGTATTGCTTACATCAACACCATTTATTGCAAACCAAATAGCCGCCAAACTTTGGCCAGTTGCTGAATTGTTAAATTGAGCGCTGAATGCAAAGTTATATGTGCCAGCAACACCTACCGCTATCTCTTGCGAGCTAGTGTTTAATGTCACACCATTGCTCAAATCGGTTGTATTTAGCTGCAGCAGTGTAGAAATATTGGCTGTAGCAGTTTGCGCGCCGTTTACCGCATCACCGATTGAATGTGATACGTTTGATGATCCCGCTGCGCCTCTAGTACATCCTGTAAATGTCGTAGATGTAATGCCTGTATAATTAATAAGCTCTGCGCCGATAATCAAAGCACCTGCTGTTGAAAAACCGCTAGTTGAGACAACATGTAAAGTAGTATCAGTGTTAGTAGCTGCTTGTGACAGTGTTGTGCTGAAATCGAAATGAAAAGCACCATATTGAGTATTAATATCAGCAGGGCCGATTTGTTTCCAAATAGGTGCTGCAGATGCTGATCCGGTTCCGATTTGGGTTAAAAATTTTTGTGTGGTTGTCGAATTGCCAGCAAGTTTAGCTATTGTGGTTGTTCCAGAAGCATATAAAGTATCACCTAAAGTATAAGATGATAAATTGGTTCCACCCTGAGCAACGGTTGCTGGATGCACGTTTAGTACCTGAGCCACATAATTAGCAGTAGTAACTTGCTTATTTGTACCCGATTGTACAATCGGTGTGATTTCCGTACCATCTAGCGTTGAAGCAGACGGCATTGCTGATATTTTTTGATCCGCCATTAATTACTCTCCAGATAAATTTTACTACCATCTTCTTGGAGTACATAACCTGAGTTCTCCATTGCAATGTAGTATAAAGTGGGTGGAACCGGAGGAACTAAGCATGAATAGGTATCTATTACGCCAGTTCCTCCAGTATCATCACCATAGCTATTGTTTGCATCAGCCACTACACCTGAAGCACATCCGGGTGTAGTAGGGGCCTGATTTGCAACGCCGCCATAACCCACGTATGACATTACTGAATACCAGCTTGCAACAATGTAAGAGTAGCTGTTCCACCACCAGCAGTCGTTTTTAATCGAATAGCCGCAACAGGAAAGGCATAATTACCATCTTTGGTAGTGGATTGGCCAGCAATTGTAGGATGATCAAACCAATTAGCCGTGGCAGGATCGAAGTTTGTTGCCCAGACGTTATCGAACGTGTGTTGCACGGTATAAGTTATAGTTCCGCTGACAGTTACACCAAAACCCACATTAAAAGGGCTTGTATTAATGTTCATCGGAGAAACAGCACTGGTGTTTACGCCAGTTACTGAAAGAACGATTGGACGCATATTATTCTCCTGTAAAGAAAGGGGCGGCTAGCGCCCCAGTCAAATTAGCTAGCTGTTGTAAAAGTAATACCAGCAGCTACAGCGCAAACGCCGTAAGCGAACCAAGACGTACCATCACTGATTACAGTAACAGTATCGCCAGCAACAGCTTGACCATCCACAAAAGAAATGGTGTCGTCAGCAGTGCCTGTGTCACCAGCAGCGCCAGCAGCATTAACAGCTTGGCCTTTGATGATGTTAGCACTTGAAGCAGTCACAATTGTATAGCTTGCACCGGATGGCGCTGCTTTAACAATAAATTTATAAGTTAAGCCAGCAGATGGAGTAGGCAAAGTTGTTGCAAACTCAGCAGTAGCATTCAGGAAGAATGTTGTACCTGATTGAGAAGCAGTCAATGTTGATGCCGCAGTTAAAGTAGAAACGGTTTCTAAACCTGTGATAGGGCCAATAAAGCCGTTAGTTGAAATAACTGGGCCGGAAAAAGTAGTAGACATAAGTCACCTCACATGAAAGGGTTTACCGCACCATCTTCATGTCGTCTGTCTGGCCAGTTGTGTGCGGCGGGAAATCCAGATTGTTGAATTTTAACATGGTTTTGGTTAAATCAATCGAGATATTTGAATAAGTATCCAGTAAGCTTGCCTCTTTGTATTGCTTTCCCAGATTTTAAAGATCTACGCAATGTAGGCATTTTTATTTCATAAAACTCAAGCGCACTTGTCAAACTCGTAAATACTTTGTTGTCGTTAACGCAAATAATTTGTTTAGACATTTTGGCTTTGCTTTCTTCTGTATGTTTTTTTCCTAACCATCCTTTGTAATGCCCAGCTTCTGCGGCGGATCGTATTTTAGCCATGCCTTCTGGTGATACTTTTCTTCCTTTAGCCTTTGGTTTGCCGCGCTGTGTGTCACCTATTTTTTTGCGCGTTTCTTCTGATACCGTTTTGCCGTAGCGATAGTGTTTTTCGCCAGCGCATAAGCCAATATGACATTCTGAATTTTTTCTTATTTCTTCTTTTGTAAATTTATATCCAAGGCGCGGATGCCCAGATTTATTAATCCATTCTTTTGTTTTTTTTGCCAAATGCGCTCTCATTTCTGGCGAAGCATTTCTCATAGGCGAATCTGCATTTGCCGATACGTTGTATAAATATTCTTTTCCAAAATGTTGATCAAGCCATTTTTGTTCTGCTGGATAAAGTTCGTTTCTATCGTTTAACTGTTCAACAATCTCAAATTTAAAACAATCTTCTCCATATTTGTTCCATGACCTTTGTAAATGTATACAGTCATGCGTACCATTTCTTAAATGCTTTCTGTGTTCCCAAAATCTTTTTCTAGAATCAACAGTGCTTCCAATGTAAAACTTATTGTTTACTACATTTCTAATTTTATAAATTACGTTTTTCATTTTTCCTCCATTGTATATCGTTATAATACAACTAAAGGAACACCGTATCAATAGGCAAAAGAAAACCCGCCGAAGCGGGTTTCCTATTTTTGTCTTAAGTTATTGATTTACAACAACTTATACTCCGGACGTACCAAAAATTCCTCTTGGATCAGTCCAACCGAGGCTGTATCTTTCTGTTGCCTTGTATCTCATTGAGTCAGTTTCGAAATCACCCTCCATTGATTTTTCTAATGGACGGCGCATCAACAATTTTAAGCCCTCTGGTGCGTCCGTTTGTACGAACCAAGAGGTTGTTGAAGTGATACGAGACAAGTTAGCTTGACCATCGCCCAATAAACCTAAAGATTTAACAGGGTTGATGTCATTGTCAGCAGTGCCTGAGCGTAAAACTGATTTCAACAAAACTTCAGCCTGAAATACATTGCTTGGGCCAGTTACGATTTGCTTAGGATTTAAACGGATACGTTTACCGTTGTTGTCCACAGCATTACGAATTTGAATCAGGATTTGTTCCAATGAAGTTTGAGACAAAGCAGCAGCAGTAGTTAACTGGTTGCTGAAAGTGCCAGAAACGATTGGATGATTAGTAGCAACCAAAGACACACCGTCACCGCCAACATAAGAGCCGTTAAATGCACGGTTCAAAATGTTTGCTGCCAAGGTTTCTTTAGTTTCAATCAGAGATTGCGCTAAGTGTTTAGCGTAAGTTTGACCGATACGGATATGGTCGCCGTCCTCTACCAATACTTTGGTCAAAGAAAACGCCAAGCCATATACTTTGTACAAGTAACGTTGCAAGAACAACACACCACCCGATTGGTAAGAAACAGCCATACCGTCTGGTAATTCAGGAGCTGCACCGAAACCGTAAAGAACTGGTTCTTCATGGTAGTTACGGGGAATACCTTTTTGTTCTTTAAAAACCTGTTTCCATTCGTCAGCACGTTGGTCGTAAACACCATCAAATACTTCGTTTAGAATTGGTTCAACTACCGATCTAAAATCGGTACTACGCATTGGAGTTGCCATTATTCAACCCTCCCTTAACCGACAGAATTAACAGAAGCTTTGTATTGGTGTTCGTTGATACGAACAGTGACAATAACATAGGCATCAGTTAAAGAATCGTTGATATTGTATTGGAATCCAGTGATCTGGAATTGACCAGATGTAGATTGCAACGCTGTTAATTGGCTGCTTGAAATACCAGTTGATGTTGAGCCGCCTGGTGATGCAACAACCCAGTCAGCTTCTTCACCAACTGCTGTTTGAACAGAAGTTGAGCCAGGAGTGCCAGGATTGGTGTATTGAGTATCAAACAAGATTTCTGGATCGTCATAAACCCAGATAGTCGCAGCTTCAGTGTTGTAAGTAGCGGTTGAGCCAGTCCAAAATGGGCTGATTGTCGGCTTGCCTGTTGAGTCCAAATATTGAACGCCAGCAGCAATACCTAACAGCTTAACGCCGTCAACAGTGCCTGAGCGTGTGCCATCTGAAGTACCAAGGACAACAGTACCATCAGTAGACAATTTAACTGGATCACCTGAAAAAATGCTAGTCGCATAGCCAGACGCCAATTGATAAGCTTTAGCACGAATCTGACCACTATTGTGGAAAGATGGTCTAAAGCCAAATGGTGCGCTTGTAGAAGACATAATAGCCCCTTAAATGAAATGGTTAATGTTAGGAAAGGTCAAACATAGCTTCCCTATCTTCCCCTAGACCCATATTACCATCACCGACTGTCAACTTAGACTTCGATGCTCTCGCTTGCTGCTCCAAGAACTCAGCTGTATCAGTGAGTTTTTCTTCTTCGCGCAACGGCGCATCGTGGTGGGCTTCCTGCATGTATTTTTCATACAGACTTAAAGGAAGCTTAAAAGCCAACATTTCATTAACCCCGATAAAGCCTTGCCAATCACCTGTTTTGATGGTGGCATATTCCCAGCCTGGAATATCTTCAGGCTTCACAGCTTCATAACCCAAACGCATACGCATATGGATGGAATCCCGTGGATTAGTAGTAGTTAGCCAGCAAGTGTGCCAACCAGGAATCTTTGGTAAATCAGGTAAAGAGGACTGAAAAAATTGTTGTCTAAACATTTGCAACCGCTCATCTTCTGTAACTTCCCGATTTTCGGTAACTGCACGATCTTGCATCGCACGATTGCTACGGTTTGCACCAGCGGATTTTGTTAATCTATCATCAGTCATGACTCGCTCCTTTCAGCGATTGATTTAAATATACACCTAAGTGCATGATTTGTAAAATTTTATGCTTTGTTGTTGCGGTCATATTCAGCATACCGCTTGACATATTTCATTCTAAGCACTGGATCATCCCAAACGCCTGCCTCAATCAATGCAGCTTTACGTTCTGGTGACACATAAATTTCTTTGCGTGTTGACGCTGGTGCATGTTCGCGACCAGATCCAACAGCAGGGCCACCGCGGGCAGCTCTTGGTGCTTTTTCAGGCTTGCCAAATTTTTCAGGTAAACGTTTTGCGGCTCTTGATCTTAATTCGTCCCAGTATTCTTCCGTTTGAGGATTAATACCTTCTCTAGCTAAAGATTGATCAATTGCTAACACAATGGCGGAATCTTCGTCACGGCCTTGAGGATCGTACCATGTATTTTCTTCCAAAAACTCTTTAGCAAATGACATGGTAACATCGTCAATTTGTTGCTTTCTTGGTTGAACTTGTGCGGCCTGTTGCTTGACTTGATTTAATTGATTTAACTTTGCTAATGCTTGATCACGGTAACGCATGGCTTGTGTGACATCTTCACCGTTACCAGCCTCAACTGCTTTAGCAATAACACGTTCTGCCATTTGCGCTTCTTGAGCAGTTTTTTGAATCTGTGCATCAAGGTTATTTAAATCGCCTTGGTGCGCTCTCTGTTCTTGCGCTGTTAATCTACGTTCTAAATCATCATTTCGCTTACGCAAAAAATCTAATTCAACCTTGTCGCGTTTGATAGCAGTATCTCTGCGCTCTTTGCGCTCTGCTTTTTCTGCTCGTCTACGCTCGCGAATAGCTTCACGCTCATCATCAACTTCATTCTGTTGACTTACTCGCTCATCGTCTTCTTGTTCTTCTTGCGCTAATGATTCGTCATCAACAATGATTAACTCATCGTCATTTTGATTTTCATCATCTTCGTGAAATACGTCTGTCATTGTCATCTCCTATCAGATGAAAGCTTTAATTGCTAACGGGTCGCCCAAAACTTGACCCATAATATCCAAATCGTTAAAAATAACAAACATGGCGCTTTCGCCATTGGGCAATGCAACTTCCCAACGATCGCCACCATATTTTGCAACACGCACAAACTCACCCTCAGTACACCACGCGCCTTCGGGCCATGATTCCATTGTGTTTCGGTTTTTAAATGCAAGCGGCCCAAGAGCAATAACTTTGCCAACTTGGGTATTCCATTTTTCCGTATCTTTAGTGTCAGTATTTAAAATAATACCGCCCGCTGATGTTTTCTTTGGGGTTCTTATTTGCACCAGAACACGGCTACCAAAAGGCTTGATACCAGCTTCTGCAACTGGAAACGCCTCTTTCATTGCGTCCTCATAAGTCGTTGTCACTATATTTTTCCTCATCAACTAGCATTAAGAGTACATTGATTGCAGCTTCATAACCCGCAACCATACCAACGCGATACCCGTACTCATAAGCATCACGGTTTACTGGCCGCTTTAAAGCTTCAATAGCAAACTCTTGCTGAGAAGCCTTAAGGCGGTTTAGCAATTGTGCCTCTATATTCACGCAGGCATTTTCTTACCGTTAGCGGGTGCTGCTGGTAGTTTTTGACCATTAACAGGTAAACCAGCCGCCATGCGGTGCTTTTGTTTAACTGCTGCGTTATTTAAATCTACTTCTTTACCTTTAGTATCGTTAGCCATGATTATGCTCCTAAGTTATCGTGTGCCAGGGTTAATGCCAGTGCCAGTAGACACAGCAATTTTTTCGCCGCTCATAATTTCAGCCTGAGCTAATTGCATAGCGGTTGTGTTATCGGCAGTATTCATGCGCTCACGAACAGTAAGATCTGCCATTTTACGTTGGTTTTCAGCTTGTTCACGCAATTGAGCCTCTTGAAGTTTAAGCTGATTATCTTGCTGTTTAGCAACTATATCTTCTTGATGCTGTTGAGCGTTTTGTGACAACTGAGCTTGTTTAAGCTGTGCATCTTGCTGAAGCTTAGCTTGGTCTGCTTGCGCTCTTTGTTGCAATGCTTGGCCTTGTATTTGAGCATTAAGCTGTGCAATCTGCATTGAATTATCAGGCGGTAATTGTGGCTGTGGTCTAAATTGCTGTGCTTGCTGGTCAATTTGTGCAAGGTCTTGAGAGAATGCGCCTAATTGTTGCTCGATCAAGTGCTGCACTTCAAGAATTAATCGCGCTTGTTGGTTTGCATCATCGCCAATTACATCTTCTTTAGACGCTTTATCAACTGCTTTATGTGATTCTGTTAAATAATAGTTCAACAAGTGATCGCGCAAGTGCAACGCCATTGGATACAAGAAGGTTTTAATGATAGCAGGGTTTTGACCAAACAGAGGCGATTTTAAAAATGCTAAGTGAGTCATA